ATCCCGTTGAAGAGTTAGTGTGGGTGCAGCCGTAGCACCAGCCTCAGTGCTTTTTAAGTTAAGTATGGGTGATGTTGCTGTAACCGAAGACATCACAAGCCCTGTATCTTGTACATGGGTCAGTACGATGTCGTCATTGGCACCAAAGCTAAGAATAGATTCATCTGATCTAAGTCGCAGGTCATTTGATACTACGACATCGTTTGGAGCAGTCAGTGTTATGTCGTTGGTTGCTGTTACTGTAAAGTCATTACTTGCGCTGATGGTCAGGTCTGTGCCATCACCCTCAATCTTCTCTCCATCGTCACCAAATGTAACACCCACATTAGCGGGAATGTTTACATCGCTGGTAGCAGTAAGATTAATGTCACCACCAGAATTAACAGTAAGGTCTGTGCCATCGCTTTCGATCTTTTCTGCATCATCTGACGCAAAAGAAAGACCGACACCAGACGGTATGTTCACGTCTGCAGTGGCGGTCAAGTTAATATCAGTACCAGCGGAAAGTGTCAGGTTGTCTGCGTCACCTGCAATATGCTCACCGCCAGCGTCATTGAAGTACAGCTTTTCTGTACCGTTGATTAGAACATCGTCAGAGAACTTGAAGTGGTCTTCGTCTTCCATCCATGTAAGTACGCCGTCTGCAGTATTTGCATTAAACGTAAGTACGATGTCAGTGTCACCTGCTTCACCAAATGTAATTGCATCTGACGCTAATGTAATAGCCGTCGATGCTTGCAAGTCAATAGTAGGTGCTACAATCTCTACTTCTGTATCGGCATCGATGTCAAGCTGACCATCAGCAGATGAACTTACACTCAGCGCATCGTCGCGGAACTCCAGCTTATTATTTGTGTTACCTATACGTACATTGGCACCGCCAAACAGAAGAGTGTCAGAGGTAGCTTCATCATATTTGATTGTGGCATCTTGTCCATCACCAAACTGAACTGCTCTATCATCGGCAACATATACATCCTTAAACTGAACACTCGTAGAGCCAAGGCTCATAGTGTCAGTCGTTAGTGGCAGAACAGTGGTGGCACTGGTGATAATATCTCCATTAGGCCCAATCTCTAGGATTCTGGCACCCTCTCCAGTACTACCGTCATGTACGTGTCCTGTTGACGCATTAAAAGCGGATTGCACCTGATTGTATTCAGAATTTAAATCGGTAGCACTAATGACACTACCAGTCTGAATATTGCCGGATGCTTGTCTAGTATATCCTGCCATTGTTTTACCTTCTTCCGTTCATAGCATATTCAAGTGTTACAGCATCCAATGTGAACGGGGGGTTTGTATTGTCACAATCTACTTGAATAGCTGCAGTAAATCCCGATCCAATTAATTGAGTTTCAAATTGTGTTTCTAAATCGCCGCTACTATATGTAGCAGTTCCGTACTTAGAACTAGCGTCGTCATATAAAAAGATATCGTCTACTGAATTAGACAATGAAATTGAGGCGGGTTGAATAAGTCCAGTATTCTGCCTATCAAAGTCTAACTTTAAAGATACGTCAAATGAAACGCTTCCCTTTGGATCAGTGTAGAGAAACATCTTGTAAAAAGTTTTTCGGACACGTGGGTCTTGGAACGAAAGATACGGACTAGAAAAACTGGCCACGATATTAGAACCGTCAAAAGAATTACCAGATTCAAGTGTATATACATATCCATCGTCATTCGCAAAGAATGCATATTCTCTAGCATCTTCATATGTGCTAAATGCTACATATGCATTGATGCCGCGCAATTCAGACCATGCCATATCTTGACCGCCCTGCGCAGCAAACTGCGTTCCTAACAACCCAAACGCAGCATCGTCTGTAAAGCCTGAATTAAATCCAAATATTCTATATTGGCTTTTTTCTCTAATAACTAAACTAGCGTACGAATTAGAGTTGCTAATAAAATTTGTAGCTTCTGACTGTATCTTTTTAGACACAACAGCCAGACCAAAGTCACCGATACGATCTGTTCCGCTGAGAAGTCTTAGGCCATCCGGTCCAAGAAACATGATGTCTCCACCAATTTCTTGTGCCGTGTCAAACTCAACTGCACCCAAGTCTTCTGATATTGTAAGCAGTTGAAAATCTGCTACACTATTTCCTGACAGTCTTTTAATCTTTGTTTGTGTAAAGATAATAAGCTGTTCACGAAATACTACAATGTCTGTAATTAAATCGCCAACATTTATAATGCCGCCGCCATTTGCTACAGAAAAATCTTCGTCTTGATATGGCGCAGAAAATAGTAGGTTGTTTCCGTTAGCAAGGAATATATGATTTTTAAAAACTGTTACATGTGAACAGCCGGTAAAATCTGCAGACAAAGATGAAAGCTGCTTGAATACAGAATTGTTAAACGTAAACGGCTTGCCCGTATCATCCACCAACATAAATTTGTCAGTGCCATCAAAGTCATACGGCGCAAATCTTACCTTACCAGAACCCCCTATTGTTATACCAGCACTGCTAAAAGTAGCGTTGTCTGTAACTTCCGTCCAACCAGAACCGGCAGAACGAAACAGTCCGTCACCTCTTACCGCATATACTTGATTGTCATATCTAAATATGCCACGGATAAAACCGGAGTTAGATAGCGCATTGCTGTCAAACTTTTGAAATCCAAGGATTCTACGATAGCCACCTTCAACAGAGGGTTCAAAGTTTTGCAGTACAGTGGCAGTTCCGGGTGCGTTCAAGCCCTGCTGCAGCGGACTAAGGTTTGTGGTTAGTCCACCACGAAACTCAATCGGATATGTTTGCCATGCGTCCGCCATGTGTAATTCTTTCCTATATAGTTATATACAAAAAATTTTATTTGTCAAGCAATTAATCAAATGCTGCACCAGGTGTAGCTGTTGCTGCGCCTAGTCTGCCACTAGATATGCTGCTTGGTATGAAGGTAGAACGAACGTAGTCATACCGATTAATAAGAAGGCTGCGCATATTTTTTATGCCCTCTTCAAATTTTTCTTTTGCAATCAATGCATCTTGCGAATTGCCCCTAAATAAATATGCGTAATGCATTGCGCCATCTGTGATGACATGCATAAATCTTTCAGGGATGGATGGAACATCGTCGTGACTTACCATGTCTACAGGTATACGATAGTACTCATATACCACAGTGTAGGCTTTGTCTGGCGGTGGAACTAATCCATATTCTTGTGATGGAGTGCGAAACACAAAAGTTGGAAAACTCGACGAGCCATTGTCTGCATCGTATTCATACTGGATATATTTTTCTAAATATTCTTCATATGAAAGTATCTTTAGCTTACGAGTATCATTGCCTAATGTGGCGTCCTCTTTAATTCTAAATGTGTTAACATCAATAACTTTTGCGTCGTCGGGATTGCCGTAACGAACTGTGTTAGCCGTTACTACATCTTCTTGTGTTACATGATTAAACGGCCAGTTATATTCGGTTTGATTGATATGTCTTATAGATGCGTTCACAGCATCTTTTGCTTGAGAGTAAAAGCCCGTAGCTGACGCAAAGTTAGATGTTGTTAGTTCTACCTCATTCAATCGACGGTTGATTTGATTAACAAGTCCAATATAATTATAAGCCATTATTTATCTCTCACTCTAAGTTTTACAGATCGTTCTGCCTGACTGCCGGTTGAGTCTGTAATGTTACAGAAGAACGTATATTCCAAATTGTTTGTGCCTAGACCAAGATTAATTGTAGCTGTCTGACTGTCGCTACTAATAGTCTGAGATACATTTTGAATACCATTAACAGTTTGACCTGCGCCGATTGTAGTTTTTACACCACTGGCATTGTTTACAGACCAAGTAACACTACTGATTGTGGCAGTATCAAGAAACCGTGACCAGTCTATGCTATAGTCAAGCTGTTCATCTGGGTCTTTGTTGGGCCATCTAAATGACATGGTTTACTCCTATGCAGCCTCTGCTGTTCTTTCTGCACTTGTTGATCGTCTTGGTATATAAACTACTCTATTTTCTGCAGCCACCATCACAGTTCTGTCGGCAGATGTAGTTTTCCTTCCCACAAATGTGGTGCGTGGTACAACCGCAACTAACGCTTCACGTTCTTGTGACGTGCTTCTACGTGGTACATATGCCGTTCTATCTCTGTCGTACAGATCGCGTACAGCAAGGAAGTTAAATGTAACACCAGTCTCTGTAGTCTGACCCGCTGCTGTAGTTCCTACAACACCAGTAGGTGTTACAGTGTTTGAGATAGTTAATGTACCGACAGATATGACAGCAGACGCGCCGCTTATTTTAGCTGTGGCACCTACATCTACATCACCGATACTGCCAGTAGCACTGACGCTTTCTAGTATCTCCGTAGGCTTTTCTTCTAGTGTGCCTACTGCACCAGTAGCTGATACACCACCTATAATGGCAGCTATGTTGACTTTACCAAAGTTTACCGATATGGTAGCAGATACACCATCCAGTATCTCTGTTGGTTTATCTTCTAGCGTCCCTATCGCACCTGTTGCAGACACACTAGCTAGTGTTATCTTAGAGTCTGCTTTTACGACTACAGTATTAGTAGAACTTGTTCCAGAAACAGATGCAAGAATTTCTGTTATGTTAGGCTGTACTGCTGATATAGCACCTGTAGCCGATACGCTATTTAGAACTTCAGAGACATCAATCTCAAAGCCAGTGACGGCTACGTTTTGAATTGCGCCTGTAGCAGATACCCCTGTCGGAGTTACCGTATTGGCTATGGTAAATGTACCAACTGCACCTGTTGCACTTACACCAGTAAGTATTTCAGTAATTTTAGGTTCAACAGTATTTACTGAACCTGTCGCGCTTACGCCACCTATGATGGCAACACGGTTAATAACGACAGGATTAATTGCACCTGTAGCACTAACGCCTGTTAATATCTCTGTGACGTTAGGCTGTACTGCGGGTGTGTTTGCTGTGCCGCTTACACCAGTAAGACCTGCACTGTTTCCAATTCCAACTGTGCTAATAGCGCCTGTGGCAGATACACTATTAAGTGCTTCAAGGATATTAACAGTTACAGTATTTACTGCGCCTGTTGCACTTACACTTCCAAGTGCTTCTTGTGTCTTTGCCTCGACAGTACCAACTGAACCTGTGGCAGACACACTGGCCAGTATTTCAGTAATGTCAATTTCAAAACCAGTTGTAGCTACAGGTTGTATAGCACCTGTTGCCACAACGCCGGTAAGACTTGCACTGGCTGCACCGCTGGCTAAACCACCAAAGTATCGAAGGCCAAGAAGGTTGTTCTCATTGTCGGCGCTGTCGTCTTCTACGATGGCACCAACAGGTACTTCCGAAACAAACCGCATACCAGCGGTGAGGGCGTAGCTTTTGGCACTACCTGTTAGATTGCTATCCGTAGTTGTGCTTGAGATAAGTTGAAACTTGGTCGGAAAGTCTGATCCAGTGTTACTTGTCGCAAGCTGTATTGTGTCTACAAGTGTGCCGCTGCTGTTGTATACTTTAATGTAACGGCCATTCGTACCCGGCGCACCCACAAAGTTAACAAACTCTGCCGCCTCTATTAGCCGGAACTCGTGAGCAAAACAGCCCTCTGGTATGAACGTGGTTTTTTCACCGCCGTCAGAGTCTGCAATACTAAATGCTGCTACGGCTTTAGGGGCTTTATACCTGTTCGCTGGGCCAGCGAAATCACTGCCGGTAGAAAAAGAAAAATTAGTAGTGCTGATTGTAGCAGTAGTGTTTGAACCGCCGTTACTGTCGTATCTCTCAATAGTTACGGCAGTTTCACCGTAACCATCTACCCGAACTGCTGCTGCACTGCCCGATGCAAAGCCGTAAAGGAAATCAGTTGTGGCAGGGAAGAGTGACCTGCTGTCGGTGGACAGATCGGCGTTACCACTCTTGAATACCATAATCGGAATATTAGAGTAGATTGTATACTCTGGATCACTGGTATCGTCGCTGTAAGTTTGCGTTGTGGTCGATGTGCTGCCTACACTTAAAGTTGTAGTCGATACACCATCTTTAAATATTTCTACAGATGCCGTGCCGTACAAGGCTCTCATCTGAAGTCTTACGCCGGTGCGAGTATTTCGTATACCGAAAGATGTACCCGCCCACGATGTGGGAACACCTACTGTTTCATTGTTTGAGTTCTGTAACGTAATCGGCTTGTCTGCCGATATGATCTTGTTTTCGTAGTTTGACGCAGAGACAGTAAGTGTGCCACCTGCCGAACTTATTGTACCAAGAGATGATCCGTTAGCCGAAACTGTTGTGCTATCTTCATACGCAATAACTGTGATGTTTGGATTGTCAGAGTCATCTGGTACGAAATATTCTGCGTGACGCGCACCGCCTAAGTCTTCATTGCCACGAGCCTCAACTCCCGTCAACGTCACCTGTGCATTTACAGGAGACTCTGCAAAGGTGAGAAACGAAAAGGGGCTGTGGCCGAACATCTACTTAGTCCAGCGGATCGGGCCAGTCGTGGATCGGTGCGTTGCCTGTCGGGTTTCCATCTGAATCTGTAGGTACATCGAACAGTGCAATGAAGGCTGCGTGATCTGCAGCGTTGTCGATGGCAGTTTCGATTGTTCCACTTTTGGTGCGGACTGCGGCACGGTATGTAGTCACGTCAGAGGGAATAGCTGTGTTTGTTTCTGACTTGCGTACGACGTACCAGTCAGTTCCCTGTAGCAGAGTACCTGCAGTACGCTTTGTTTTATTTTTCCACGTAGACTTCAAGCCAAGATTAACAAGCTGATTGCCGTCCTTGTCGAGGATCGGATTACCATCTTCATCGACTGCGTTTGCATCGTTAAGTTCTTTAGGATTGTTTGCAGAATAATAAAACCTGTTATCGTATGGTGCTGGATCATCTTCCCAGACCAGACCGACGGCGGTTTTTTCTGCATCCGTAGTCAGGGATAGCCAGTTGCCCGGATATTGGTTGCCGTCGTTATCGGACCAAGCCTTTCCTGCTCGAATGATTTTACTTTGATATTTCCATGCCATTAGTATGTCTCCTGTTATCTTGCGTTGGCATATTTAAAAGGCTGTTCAGCAAAGGCCAAGTAAAGAATTGTGTCTGCGTTGTTGACACCCGAACCCGTGTCACGAAGTTTGAAACCATTTGACACAAAATCCATGCGATCATAGGGCGCTAATTCAACAGCACTGGTGTTAAATAGGATGTGTTCTACTACATTATCGACATCTCGTTTGTTGTCAAATATGGTCCACGGTGCAGTCGCATCAACCCGTTTTAGAAGAATCCACGCAGGACGGAAACCAGTGTAGACAAAAGCCCCATCAGCGCTGGCATTACCTTCATAAGTACCAACCTTGCTATAGCCTTCAACATTATGAAAACAATACGCCAGCATATCATTGCCGCTACCGTTAACAGCAGAACTAGTTGCCAAATTAAGTACAGTAGAAGATGGGACATCAGTCATTTTATTTGATGTGGTTACAAACGCCGGTGATGATCCACTTCCATTATCTTCAAAGGTAAGCTGCTTACCGGCACCGCCGGGTGTAGTATATATGTATTGATTAGACGAGGCATCTCTGTTTTTAATCCAAACAAAATCCGGTGCCGCCGTTAGACCATGACCCACCGTAGCGTTAGAGCCTGTGCCTGTGTAGCCAACGATGCTGAACCCAGATTCAGTGCTGGCGGACACGCTGCTGGTGATGGTGCCGTCAGTGTTGCTGACAGCCGTGCCGCCAGCTTTCCAGTTCCACGCAACATAAGTCGCACTGTTAGTGTTAGGTTCAGTGCTAGTGCCAAGATCAAAACCATCAGCGTCAAAACCAGTAATACCGTTTACATTTGTGCCGTTTGCATTAAGACTATTTGCTTTATTAGTTATGGTTGCGCCTCTTACTGAGTCAACCAAAATATGACTTTCTGCTGTGCCACTTCTTCTTTTTGCCCAAATCCAATCAGGCTGGAAACCTACGCCGGTTATCGTTCTCACTGATTGATTGCCGATGTACAGCACTGTATTAAAGTAATCGTCTGGTGACTCACCCGCATTCGGGTTGATGCCGGGATTAGGCAGGTTGTCTGTGCAAAGGGCGAGATGATTGGACGGTGGTGCGTAGAAGAAATCGCCGTTACCGTTAGCATCTGCATTTCCTTGTGGTATTTTTAAACCACCAAAAGAACTGTCCTGCCCATAATTTATTCGTAAAGCAGGTCCATTACCATTGAACTCACCGATAGCTATCGAAAAACTGCCTGTTAAGCCTGTAAATGCCTGACCTTGCGAAGCGTTGTTTTTGTAGAATGTAACGGCACCACCCGATACAGCTATTCCGATGATATCCCCCGTGGTCCACGTTGCGCCATAAGACGTTTCTGACCCAGTACTTCTCTTTTTTCCATTTGCAAAATACCAATAAGTGTTCGACGCGCCACCAGAGTCATCAAGCCGATCAGAATTGTTTGAAATAACAATACCCAAAGCAGAATTATTATTCGGCGTAGTCTGGCATAACATTTCAGCGTACCAAGATTCGTCACCATCAATTTCAAAATGAATGGTGCTTAAAACGGCATCGTCTGCGACTAGATCGGTTACAAGGTTTCCATTAGATAGAGAGACGTTATTACCTTTATCTAGGAAATTTAACGTAGCAAAGTTATTGGTCGGGGTGTCTGGCACTATATCCGTATGCTCTACGTTCGTGTGCTGGAAGTCGTTGTTGTTACCCGACTGATCAGTCCAGAAAGCATAGTCGCGGGTGTCGGCGAATGCCATATAAATGTATGTAGCATTTAATGTATTGAAGTTGCCGATGGCTGTATTTAGATCAAAGCCATCATTTGTAAATTCAACATTACCTGACATTGTTGTTTCAATGTTTGACAGGTTGGCAAACAAAAGTTCTTGCTTTTCGTCTGAAGCTGCTTCTCTGGTGTTATCAATTATTTGCCAACCTTCCGATGTAGTTGCTGATTTTACCATCAGCCAAGCGGGTTTAAATCCCAGCCCAGTGACGCTAAGTCCCGAACTTCCTGTGCCTGTGTAACTGCCTATCTTGCTATAGCCATCAACGCTGTGGAAACAATATGTCACCGCATCATCCCCGTTATTCATAGGGCTAGTGAAAACCGTGCTGGTTGGCAAGGCAAGACTGCTTGCGTCCGCGATACTAGTAAGATTTAAACGGAGGCGGTCGTGGGTGCCATCGACGAAAGTATAGCTGACGACCCAGTTGCTGCTGCCCGAAGACCTGTTTTTGTTGATATACAATTCCGGTGCTGACGACAGGCCGTGCCCCACGGTGCCGTGGGAACCATTGTTCGCGGTATATGTCACGATGCTAAAGCCGTAAGTTGTGTTAGCTGATAGTCTTGTAGCTGGTATGGTGCCAGCCAACGCAGACCCCAAATTAGAGCCGTCAATCTTGACAGAACCTGCGGTTGGCGTTGCCCCTGCCCCTGCGCTGTTGTCCGCTGTGGGCGCACCTCCTGCTTGCCAGCACCAAGCGACATAATCCTTGTCGGATGTGTTTGGCGTGGCGTGGCTACCTAAACTAAAGCCATCACTGTCAAAAGACGTTAGCTTATTGGTCGATGACGTATCTTCTGCGCCATTGCCGTTTGAAACCAAACTTTTGTTTACACCACGAACACTATCAAAAAGCTGATGATTTGTGGTCCCGTCTCTGGCTTTGAGCCACACAAGGTCAGGCTCAAAACCCACCCCGCCTACGCTTTTTGTGGCTCCTGTGCCGTTGTACAGAACCGTATTGAACCCTTCGACAGTCGTGTCGTCTTCAAAGGTTAGGCGAAAGCCGTTGGTGCCATAGCTGCCGGTGTACTGTTTTGGTATCCAGATGCCGTTCTTTGTTTCGCCAAAGGAATTTATATTAAATGATGTGTTTGCAGTTCCAGAGGTATCAGAAAAAAATGATAATCCATCAACAAAATTCACCTCTGCCATATAGCCGTCGAACGGGTCCAAAGTGCCTGTGTCTATAGCACCCACTGCCAGCGGAAAAGATGTGTTATTGATCGGCGTATTAAAATTTTGAGTGGTCGGGTATGTATTATTTCCACTGCTAAAATCTGTTATGCTATCTCCGTTCACATACAGTTTCAATCTGTTTGATGCTGTCGCCTGTGTAGTGTCCACAGCAAGAACGATGTGATACCACGCCCCTACATCTCGAAATACTTGACTGGTTCCAAGTCTGACATTTTCCACTAAAGAGCTTGAGGGAGTTGATGCACCTTGAATGAAAATCGTATCTGAGCTAGTGAACTGCATGATGAAAAATTCAGTTGCCGCACCTGTCGCAGTTCCAAATATTCCCTGACCGCTTCCAAGATCACCTCTTTTTATCCATCCACTCCAAACAAACTTCTGTCTATTACTCGTGCTGCTAGGCGTCCTCGTAAAGCGCGGGTTATCACCATCATTAAAACGTATGGATTGTTCTAGAGGAAAGCTATAAAACCCGGTGTCGCCGCCACCGCCGATACTAAGAATACCACTCATTTTACGTCCAAAGCCCTTCCGATTTCGTACAAGTTTGTACCGTTCGATACAAAGACAAACTGATCACGCGCACTAGCAGTCGTCGTGAGAGTCGGGGCCGTGCCGCCAACCCACTTGAACACTGAGTTCCACGTAATCGTGCGCGAACCTGTGCTATCCTGTATAACTATCAAAACGTATGCTGCGCCGTCAACTTGATTTGTTGGCGCACCAAAAGTACGATTACCGCCTAGCGTAACACTTGTTACCTGATTAGCAGAAGTGTCCCACGCGATTGTGGAAGCATCTGTAAGTGTCGTCGCATTGAAGTTTTGGGTAGCTGTAAACTCCTGCGCCGTCTTTAGGTTTGCAACGGCAAAGCCACCCGCCTGTGAATTGTCGTGGACAATGAGGGTGTCCTTGTCCGTATCGACAGTGACCTCACCTACCGCACCGGTAAAGGAGCCGTGTTCAGAAGTCGTGCCTCGTCTGAGTTGTACTTGTTGTGCCATTAGGTTATTGCTCCATAATCTTGTGAACTAGCGGCTGATCCTGTAATCAAACCAAAATCTAAATCGCCAAGACCTAAATCTGATACAACCTCTGTTGCTGATCTGCCCTCTATCGAAGTTCCGTTAACACGCAAGAAGTCATCGTCTGCAACGCCGGATGTGAACACGGGGACATTACCATTGCTGATGCCTGTAGCTGCGACAGCGGCTGTGCCTAGTCCCAATGTTGTTCGCTGCGCAGAAGCATCAGCATCATCAAGCAGTGCTTTACCAGCAGCAGTCAAGTCGTAAGTTGCAGCAGTGCCGGAGCCGGTGAACTGAATGCCCTTATCTGCTGCAGAAGTTAAGCCAGCGAGTGCTGCGAGTTCTGCATCATACGCCTGTACGTCAGAGCCGATAGCCAAGCCCAGAGTCGTACGTTGTGCGCTTGCATTAGCATCGTCAAGAAGTGCTTTACCTGCTGCTGTAAGATCATATGTAGCTGCAGTGCCAGAACCAGTAAACTGGATACCCTTGTCAGCAGCGGAAGTTAGGCCAGCGAGTGCTTGCAATTCTGCATCTAATCTAGCGTTAGGGACGGTGCCGCTGCCTAACTCAGAGGCGTTCAGAGACGTAAGGCTTGCACCACTACCGTCGGTAAGCTGTACCGTGCCGGTGGCGTCAGGCAATGTGATGGTGCGGTCGGCTGTCGGGTCGGTGACTGTCAGCGTGGTTTCGTTGTTGTCAGAGGTACTACCCTCAAACTGAATGCTAGAGTTGCCTTCTATAACCACTTGGTTGTTAAAGTATGCCTTACCAAACTTTAACTCAAACGGCGTAGAATCTGACCCGCCACTGATAACTTGAAACTTTAGTCGGGTGTCTTCTGTGCCATCACTAGCGTCAGCAATCTCTGCCCAAATCTTTGCATACTCTACATCTTGACTGGCATCGTTGCGGCCCTTGAACAAAAGCTGCCCGGTGTCATCGCCGTCTGCTGGAGACGCGCTGTTTCTGTAAAGAGACAGGATTGGAGCATTTGATGCGCCAGCATCTGTTGATACGATTGTTAAATCACCGTCAATGTGACCATCCGCATTCAGAAACACCGCCTTCTCGGCTGGCTGCGTACAAAAAATATCTCGCGTACCCGCTGACCAGTTGACGGCGCTATCACTGTTGCTCGACTGTAAGATTGTTGTACGCGCAAGGGTCGTACCCGAAGCGGTATACGTACCGATACCCACCTCAAAGTCCGTGCCGTCCGTACAACAGTAGTACGTCGTATTTGCGTTTCCGATAGCAGAAAACGACTCGAAACCAGTCGCAGCACCGGCAAGGGTGTACGTGCCGGTTCCGGTGGTCGTAGTCGTTTCTTTTACGCGGTCAGCAACAACGAGGGCCATAGTCTATGCCCCAATTACGCGATACGAATAACAGCGGTAGATGCACCTGCAGCGGGAAATTCAATCGTAAGGTCGCCAGCAGTGGCAGACACTGTGCCGCCAAAATCAATGACAGCAATAGCTGAGTTACTATTTGATGTGTTATAAATAATACAACCATCAGCAGATACAGTAACATCAGAGAACACTTCATCAGTGAAATCTACAATAGCAGTGTCACCCGACAGTGAAATAGCAGCACCGTCAAGAACCTGACCACCAGCACTGTATCCAGTACCAGACGCTTCATCAGAGTTGCCAGTTACGTTAGAATAGTTTGTAGTGTTCTTATTATACGTACCGGACGGAGATGCTTTGATTAGTGCCAATTTGATTGAGTCTGTGTCAAGATCGTGTAGACCACCAAGCAGTTCTGTCTTAAAGCTGTTACACATTGCAGTGGTAATAGCCATTTTTTTCTCCTGTTAGAAATCAGATAAGTTAGGAGGGCGACTTCTGCCGCCCCCCATATTAGTTAGGCTTGGTCACGAGAAACTTCAGCAGCTTCCATTTCACCAAGTGCGCTTACATCCATCATGATGGCGTAGACGCGAATCTCACCAGCAGTGAAAGATGCACCATCACCAGCAAGGGTCAGGTCCAGAGTGTCTGCCGAAGCAAGAACTACATCTGCAGAGACAGTAACGCTGGGTGCATAAGCATTATCAGCGGCACCGTCAATGTCAAATGCGGTTACATACTCGTCAGCATCTGCATCCGTACCAAGGGTAGCGGTTGCGTTAGTGCCAGTATTCATGGTAGCAGAGGAAGTTACCTGAAAACCAGCAGCAACAATCTTGGTGTTCGCAGGAACAGTGATACACTGTACTACGTCACCCGGAGCAATGCTGTTGGCAGTAAGGTCAACGACCTGCTCAACCATGTACGGATTGCGTCCACGCTGGGAGTTACCCATAGCAGGAGCAAGAGTAGCAGTAATTGTAGCCATTATCTAATCTCCCTTTAGCGGACGTTGTAGATGGCGTTAACAAGTGCTTCAGGGCGAAGAATCTTGCGGCCATACAGGTGCATACCACGTACGATGTCAGCGAAGCTGTCAGGGTCGCGGTAGGTTTCGGTCTTGTTAATCTGCTCTGCAGTTGCAACAGCAGACGAATGACCAGCAACAATCACACCGTAGTTGGTAGCGTTGGACGCTGCTTCAGTAGCAGGGCCAGAACCAACGGACGGCAGGTTGTTGGAGACGTGGATGGTGAAACCATGAATGGTGCCAGCCATCTGACCGTTCTGCAGACCTGCGCCACCGAAGTCGGCGTTGAACAGACGAGAGTCTTCGTCTTTCAGCAGTTCAGCAAAAACCGGGTCGATGACAAGCCAACGTCCAGTGGTGTCAACATTTTGCTGGTCCAGCTTACGGCCCATACGAGCAATAAGCGAAAGCGGGTTAGCTTCACCAGCAGTTGATGGAGAAGCAGTTGCCCCACCAACACGCGGGATGAGAGCAATCGACTGACCGCCAGTACCGGCGTTAAAGTCGCTGCCATCCAGCTTCATGCTTGCAAGCAGTTCGTCCGAACCGGCAGTCGAAACAGCCTTGGAGCCGTTTACAACGTCGTTAGCGGTGTCTGCATTGGAGTGCAGAGCAGACTGCTTGAAGCCCGACAAGTAGCCAAGAACGTCTTGGTCAAACTGGTCGGCAAGGCGGTAAGCCGCACGGTCAGAGGCGAGGCTCTGGAAGTTAACGTGCGAATGTGCCTCTTCAATGTCATCAACCTTAAACGCAAAGTAGTTAGCTTTGTCGATGGTCAGGTTGAAGTCTTCGTCGTCAAGGTCTTGCGGCGTGATAGTTGTACCACGGGCGTAAGCCTTCACAGTGATTTCGGGTTCCTTGATAATCTTAACGGAATCACCCATCTGAGCAATCTCACCAAAGTAGTCGTTGTTGGTGATTGCCTCACAAACAGCGGCCTTGCGGAAAGCAAGCTGCACCTGTTTGGAGTAAATGACGGGAGAAAAATTACCGTTAGGGAGATTACCATAACCCGCAGCGGTTGCGAATGCCATGTTACTTTCTCCTATTAGCATTTTACAGATGCAAACTCACCAGACTAATCAGAGGCTGATTCACTTGGGTGCGTCGTGTATTTAGTTGGCCGACCAAATACTTAACGGGCCATGCTCGTCAGGTAATCCGTAAGACATAGGTTGTGTTTGCTAGTTGATGTAAGCAGGTAGCTAACCCACTTACACCTTTGATGACTATAGTTATACACAAAGATAACTACTTGTCAACACTTTTTATCTGGCTGAACCAGATACATCATAGATAAACTTGCCACTACGAATAGCTTCCATAATTTCGTCAGACTTCGCTTCGTACTCTTGTGGAGACATGCGCTGTACATCTGACTCTTTTAGGTACGAAGAGGCTTCGTTTTCTTGCGGTTTACTGCGACTATTTTTTGTAGACACAGACTTGGCTGCATCTTTATCTGACTTGGGTTTTTTCTTGCCAATACCCATATCAGCTTTGTAGAGGTCAATCGCCCTAGCAGCAGAACGTGCGTCGTTGTCGTTTTCATAAAGCGCATCTTGCACCCACTTTGGCTGTTCTTCAGCCCATTCGTGAAAACTGTCGCTGTCCCTAATCTCATCAAAGTCGGGATGCATCTGCATCAATGCTGCTTCTGCTTTCTCCTTAGTTGCAGACAGTTGCAGTTCGTCAATTGCTTTGATGCGTTCTTCAAGTGCGCTTGACTGCTCACTTGCTTTTTTCATTGCAATTGTTTCAACGATAGCTGCTACATCTGGATATTCTTTTGCCCATGTCTCAATGTCTTCATCAGACTTAGGCAACTTCATTTCTTTTTTAGTAGCGGCAGAAAGTTGTGATTTTAATTCTGCAAGTTCTGCTTTAAATTCTTCTGCTTGTTTTTGCTGATGTCTACGCAGATCAGAGTAACGCTTTTTAAAAGTTCTTTCTTCTGCGCTTGTAGGCTCTGCTTCTTCTGGTTCAGCAGTTTCTTCTACTTCACCCTTTTGTTCTTTGAGCATCTGCTCAAGTTCTTCTTCTTCCATCTTGCGTTTTTCTTCGTTAGTGTATTTACGATTTGCAAACGCAACTTTCTTAGGTGACTGCATTTCTTCAGCCATGATTTCGGCTTCTGCCATTTTACTTCTCCTAGTTGGGGCCAACCGTAGCCACGTCGGGTGGGGGATCAGGTAGCCAACATATGTGTGGACTATTTTTTAGAAGCTAGTCCACCTCGCTTCATCTTTTTGGCTTTGGGTTTTTTCTTACCGGCTAGGCCGCCTTTATTCAAATCATAACCATAGTCTTCTTCTGTTCTAAGTCCCATTTCTTCAAGTGCAATATTTATAGCTTCTTCTTCCTGCGCCTGTCTTACCGCACGATCAATAATTGAGCCTTCCGTAAACCCAGACCTACTCATATCATCTCTTTCACCAAAAGCCTCTCTTCGTTCTTCACTGCCTACTTCCATCTGCTGCGCTTCTGCAATCTTGTTTTCGAGTGTACCTTCTATCTGGGCCATTCTTTTTGCTTCTTCGCCCATTGCTTCGGCTCTTCTTGCAGCAAAATCACGTTGACGTTTTTCTAGAACAGCAGAACTTCGTAACTTGTACTGGTTCATTTTACTTTCAGCTTCTTCAGAATTTGCGCCAAAACTTTTAATGGTGTCTTTTAAATCGTTGTACTCTTCTCCAGAAAGACTAAATTCAATATCATCTTGTTTAAAATTAACCGTAACATTTTCAGGCAGCGGTTTACCTGAAAATAAACTAGCAGCAGTTCCTGCAACACTCATTGCACCCGGTATAAATCCGTCAGGCATATCAAATGATACACCATAAATTTCACCAGCTACCCCTAGTCTTCCGCCGCCCGGCCCATACTTTTCTTCTTCTTCTTTACGACGGCGTTCATCCGCATCACTTGTATCTGTTTCACGAACCTGCGTTGTCTGCGGTGTAGTAGGTGCCGTAGTCACTTCTTCTGTGGCCGTTGCTGCGGGATCAACCCAGCTATAGCCTTCAGGCAATACTTCACCGGGAAGAAGTTCACCCTGACTGCCCTTCTTAATGCGCAGTTGAATTTCCTGACCCGCGTCATTACGGAAAGTAGCAAACTCAAAGTCTACTTCTGGAACACCCGGCCCCGTGATTTCACCAAAGGTGGGCATAGGTGTAGGCACTTGCTGTGTAGGTACGTATGCCTGTGCTGGGCGAGTTACAGGCTGCACAAACTGCTGTGACGCTGCTTGAACAGGTTGTGTCGCATATGAGGTAGTAGGCATGGGTGCAGCTTGGTATCCTGCAATACCCATCTGCTGCTCCTGTTGTGTACCCGGAACGAAACCACCTACATTATACTCTGGTTCGTCATCCATGTCAAGATCATTTATGTCAAAAGGCAAATCATCCGGCATC